CACCCACGGTAGTGAGTGCATCCAGCTTCGCATTGGAATGGATGCTAAGGTCTCCAGTAACTTCTTTTAATTTTGAATAATCTGTCGTGTCGCCTTCTTTAATTATTAAGTTTCCTTTATGTGTCATACTACTCCTAAAAATTTACCCTCGATGCAAAACCCAAATCAGATAGTTAATTTAACACCGAGGGCATCTGCCTAATCCGCAATTATAGGCAAACTTATTTATTTTTAAATGATTCCCAGTCGTTTGATTCCTGCTCCTGTTGATTCTCAAGTGCAGCAATGTGAGATGAAGCCTTATCTATAAACTCAGCCACAACCCCCTGGATTGGCTTGCCATCCTTTTGCGCCTTCTTCTCCAGAAAATCAATGTAGTTTTTCATCTCTCTAATATCAATTTCATCTAGTGACTTTTTAACAAACTTTCCAAACGGCACTCGATAAACCGTCGAAGGAATGCCACACTCTTCTTCTGGCGGCTGGTGATTCTTTGCCGCAAATGGGTTAACGGAGGCAGCGCTACCATCATCGTCAGCCTGAGTAATACAGAACATGGCGGCTAATCCATATCTTCGAGCGTAAGTTATAGCTGAGCCAAGCCCCTGCATTGTCGTCTTATCAAGCAATAGATACACCTTGCTGGTGATTGACTCGCCTGTCTCAGCATGAATTATAGTAGTATTCACATAGCTACCAAGCTCGTCGGCTCCGTTACCTTGCACGATTACAATACCGCAAGCGTTAGCTGTTTCCTTAACAGAATCAATCACGCTCTCAAGTGTTGCGTAGTCGTTTCTAAAATGTGGGTTCTTAGCATCCTTAGATGCGTTCTTAATTAATTTCTGCGCGTTCAATAATGCCAATGCTATATTCTTACTACTCATTTTAAATTACTCCTATCTTCATATCCCATCCAAATGCTTTTAAAATCCTGCAAAACTCAGGCACACTAAGATCAAGTTTCCCAGCTTCTACCTTGCTAATCTTGCCTTGGCTAATCTTTACTTTCTTAGCTAACTCTTGCTGGGTAATGTTTCTAGTTACTCGTAACAACTTCACAGATACGGATACTTCTTTTCTGTTCATGCTAGGGTTCCCTTCCTTATTTTATCAATAGCTTCATCAAATTTGGCCATTGCTGCCTCTTTTGCGTTTGCAACTAGAGCTTTCTTAATCGCATTTTCAGCAGCATTATATACTTCTCCTTCTGCATTTCCGATATCGTAATTGTCAAGCTCTCCACCATCCTGATCAATTTCAAAAATTACTGCGTTATCTAAACACTCAGATAGAGTTTTTCCTGATGTTGATAGTTCGTATGATCTCCATTGCCCAATATCTCTATAATAAACATCAAGATTTAATCCAGTTATTTCTACTTTTCTCATACTAACATCCTCTCACTTTCTCGTTAGATTGATCTGCTACAACTTTTTTAAGTTCCCATCCTTTTTCACCTAAAAACTCATTTATTTCATCATTCCAAAATGTATTCCTTACCCAATCCCTAACATCTTCACTGCCACGCCTACTGTCTGGATCAGCGCATTTATATGCTTGGATAATGTCCTTTTCGCATTCCTCATAGAACCAATCTTCAAAGTCTCTATAAGATTCAAACTCTTCAACTTCGTTAGTAGATTCTCTGGTTACAACAAATTTAATTTCAGGGATTTTTGGCAGTGACATTGCGGTGTCTCCTTATTTGGTATGGAATAAGAATATCAATGCACCATTAAAAAGTCGAGCAAATAGAGTATTATTAGAACTAATGAAGTATGCCTAATGGTATTAGCTAACTGAGCTTATCCTTGCCTATAACGGAGATAATGAACGTATTATTACCAATCTTTAAAACTACTGTATTGGGTGTGCTTTGTAAGGCTTTAAACCTTACTCCTTCTGGGGTTTCCAGATTAGATAGATACTGCTCAATTATAGACGCAATATCTGAGTCAACGTAAAGCGTTTGGGCTTTATGCTTTTTCATACCTTGATAAGCTGCCCGCGAAAATCAATAATTCCATCGTCAACTACTCTACATATTTCCGGCCATAGCAACTTACCATCTTTAAATGTTAGTACAATAAATCCTGATCGGTGATTCTGTGGGTTGTCTTCATTATAGTTTACTTGCGGATCTCCAGACTTCTTTCCGCATGGGTTAATCATTGTGCCCGTATCAACTCCCCATCGAGTACCGTTATAATCATCAAATGGTGTAACCTTAAGGCTGTGAAGGTGTCCTGTGATAATCGTCTTACCAGAATTTAAAGTGTTGTTATGAGTCGCGTGAATGCCGCCCTTGTATCTGTGCTTAACAACTACTTCATTATTGATCCAGATAGAAACAGCAAAAGTCCACAATGGAAATTGATCTCTAAGCGTAAACCCTTCAATGCCTTCATATTCAGGAACTTTGTTGGATAGTCGTGACTCATACCTAAGATCATGGTTGCCTAGAGTCCAGTACAGCTTTGAATTTGGTGAAGCGGTTGCAATCTCATGAGTGCGGTCTAGTACGGCTTCCTTTTCTTGCTTAAGTGTTGGGGTTTGTTCCCATCCAATCCTATCGTGCCTGGATGCCCTTGCAGCATCAAATCCATCTCCATTCAAAATGATTGCGGTGGGGTTAAGTTCCTTTGCAAGATGGCAAAATCCTCTGTGTGCTGTTGATATAATGTCTGGCCAATAATGGGCATCCGATCCAATCAACACTACTCCATCAGTAATTTCAATTGGCAGCCTTTTTGGGTACATGGTTTCCCATGTTTGGTTGTTTGTATCTTTATTGAATGGATTATTTAGGATTGTATCTCTATTTTGTTCGATCCTTTTTCTTCTCTTGTAAACAGCTCTAACATCTACGTTTAATATTCTTGCTGTCTCAGCAGCTCCATGTTCCTTGAATAGACGTATAAACTCTTCTTCAGATATTAAAGCCTTCATTCTTGATCCCCCCAGATAGCCATTACCTATAAGGGTGAATCAAATATTTTATAAGTCAATCGGGTAAGTTCTCTAGCAGCGCGTGAATTGCATCTATCAACTCTTCCTTGTTGATTTTATTCCTATCGTCGTATTTCCTTAATGTTCTTAAGTAGTTTCTAATGTCGTGAATGGCGCAATGATATTTAATGGCATTGATTGCTAGATTGTATTCTTCTTGCTCTTCTGGAAGTTGAAACTCTAGGATAGCTTTTGGCACAGTGTCTTTGCATCCTTGATAATCAGCTCGCCATACTTTGCAAACAGCTCACAGAACGCTTCTTCCAATTGATCGTCGTCTAGCTCCATTTCAATAAATGAAAGCGTATGTGCGTAACAATGTATTAACTCATGAGTGATTGTTTCTACGTTAAGTGATGTTTTTCTTACGAGCACTTTTCTTTCTTCTAAGAGTGCTATTGCGTGACAATCGGGGTAATTTTTCTGAAGCCACTTTTCGCTCTTTACCTGAACTATCCAAGTTTTTCCCAGTACGTTTACCTTTGCCATCCTTAATAGGATTAGGGATATGGATAAATACTTCAAGCAATTGATTAATGTCGCAATATGTATCCTGGCACTGTTCTGGTTTCCTTGGATAAAATCTAACTTTACCCATTGCGCCTTGTGCTATAAATATTAGATCACCTGCACAAATATAGAACTTGTATCTTCTCATAGAGCTCCGATTAACATTTCAAACGCCGTTTTGACTTGAAGTGGAACAACGGAGTTACCAAGGCATTTAATTCTGTGTGGTCTATTGGGTATCCCATCAGCCACTCTACCCACACTGGGTTCAGCTTGCCACCAGTCCTGGTGGCAAGTGTTTGCGAGTTCCTTGTAAAACTCGATGGGCTTTTCCCGTTGTCCTTCCAATCCCTCGCACAAGGAGTTGGATATAATTGTACAGCTCTCGGTAGGTTCTCTCCTTTTGCTTGGTTCGTTCTCCATGCCGCACCATTTGAATCCGACGCTCTCGGAGTTGGCCAATGGTTTATTTGTGCCATTGTCGCAAGGCTTATTGAGTGTGTTTTGCCATTCTTGCAAAGCCTTCTCCCGTTTTTCATCGTGAAGTTCTCTCGGCCGGCTATGTCTTGAGTTGTTGGAGTGGGCAAGTAAGAACCATCTTTCGCGCCTGTGTGGAGCTCCAACTGAGGCGGCACTGATAGTTGTCCATCTACAATCATACCCGAGCGCGGTAAGTTCTTTGAGTACAACATCAAGTCCTCTTGTCCTGATTGCAGGTACATTTTCAAGGAAGATGAATACTGGCTGAATTTCTTTAATGAGCCTGACGATCTCGAAGAAAAGTCCGCTTCGCTCTCCATCCAATCCTGCTCCATTTCCTGCAACACTGATATCCTGGCATGGGAATCCACCGAATATGATATCAATGCTTCCTCGAAGTTTTGTTCCATCGAGTCGAGTAACGTCTCTAAAGATTGGTGCTGTTTCAATGTCTCCAGCAGCCATTCTTGAGAGTAGTACGGCTTGGGCGTATCGGTCGATTTCAACATATCCTAAAGTCCTAACGTGTGAGCTCAGTGCTAAACTTATTCCACCAATCCCAGAGAACAAATCAAGTCCGTGAATCATATCAAAACGGTATATCTTCTTGCGTCAATTCAGATTGGCTATTATAACTCATGCCTGGATCGTTAGCCCTTGCTTTCGCTAGTTTCGCCTTCTCAGCGTTTACCAGATCAATCCTCTGTTGATACTCGTTAACCTTATTCTGTGGCTTATAATCGCCTTTAGGACTCAGAAACTTAATCTCTGACGCTACTATCTCTGTGGTGTAATGATCCGATCCATCCTTACCATGCCACTTTCGCGTCTGTAGCTTGCCTTCAATATATGCCTTGCTACCCTTATCAAGATACTGTGCTGCTAGTTCTGCCTGTTTCCCAAATAGAACAATGTTATGCCACTCTGTCTTTTCCTGTTTGTTGCCTTGCTTATCTGAATACTTTTCAGAGGTAGCCAGCGATAGATTACATACGGCTTGTCCTGACGCTGTATATTTAAGCTCTGGCTGCTTGCCAACCCCACCGATTAGAATTGCTTTGTTAATCATTTGGCAGCCTCAACTATGTAAGTCTTTCTTTCAAACCCAATTTTCCTAAGAAGTTCGTCTGATGGCTTTCGTTTACCCCTTACAACCAAGCCAATGTATTGTGATGTAAAGCCTGTTTTTCTAGCCAATGCGCTTTGTTTTCTATCCTTGCATAGCTCTTGAATTATTTTTAAGATTTCTTTTTCATTGAATTGTTTCATTCCCAAACTTAACCACAATTTCAGGCAATGATCTACTAAGTAAATCTAATACGGCAAGGTGCGTAGCTATAAAATAAATGAGGGGATTTCAGTCTTGAAACTTCTGATCCCCTCGTATAGAACATTGTTAACCAAAACAAATGTGAGGCTAGGTTAGCACAATCTTACCCACATTCAATATTTTTCAATCGGGGGATTGTATTTTGTCCAGCATCGAGCTTCGCAACGGGTTTACTAAAATACCAAACTTTATATTTTCACTTGATCTAACGTCTACAGAGTTTCATGTGCTGTGTGTTCTTTATCAGCATCTACCCAACGTAAATCCATCTGTTGTGAGACTTTGTAAAATTTGTAACTTAAGTGAGCGGCAAATTAGATATTGTTTTTCTTCACTGGAAAAGATCGGTTTACTTAAAAGATCATTCAAAAAAGGAGCAAGGACTACATATATTTTACACAAAACTTACGATGAATTTATAGCGAAAAAGTTATCCACCAAGTTATCCACCAATTCACAACCCCTGCAATCCATTGCCCCTCTACCCCTGCAAAATACGACACTAACCCCTGCACCCCATTGCAGTACACCCCTGCAATCCATTGCCCCCAAACAAGAAAAGGAAACAATAAAAGAAACAAGAAGCGATTTTTATTTTTTTAAAGATGAAAAGGAGCTTGAGGATACTATCAATGAATCAAACAGAATTATTAAACAGCTCGCTCAAAAGAAGTCTCTAATATGAATGCATGGCGTAAGATAAGTTTAAATAATAGGCACAAATATAAATTCTATGGTTTAGTGCTTGTAGATCAAGTTAGCGTTTGAAGCTGAGCCTAATTAAACTCAGTAACGCTGTTTTCCGGCTACCACCTGAATAAGGAACTGACGGAAACACTGGAGAAACGCACTCGGAGTAGCGAGATTGATCCCTAATGTGGGTTAAAAACGGAAACTCTACTAACTCAGCCGGAAGGGTTGTGTGTCAAACCGCCATAGTCGCGCATGGCACTTGATCTAACTTAGGAGAAGTATGAACATACAAGAAACGCTGCAATCATTACAAAGCAAGCTGCAATTCATTGCCGATATTCACACAACAAATAATCATAAGCTCGATGAGAATCTAATCAGTGAGTATGATCTATCCCTGGATGCTGTTAACTTCTGCCAGCTTGCCGTGAATAAATTGATTGAGAAGATGAAGGATGCTAGTAATGGGTAAGATCATGAAGCCGACGAAGAAATGCACTAAATATGGTCTTGAAATGTTTTTCACTAGTAACAACTTTGTTAGGATTTATGAAGGCAAATCTAGTATTAATATTATTCCAGAAGAACTCAAACCCCTCGCCGAGTTCCTATTGAAATATGATGCGTATTTAAAACAACAGAAGAAAGAAAAGAAATGAGTCGCTACAATAATTCTCCAGTCGATCCACTTAAGATTCAATTAGTACATGATATGCTGTCTAGCCCATTAGTGAATGCTCTATGGTTAGAGTTTGTTCATCTTGGTACAGTTCCAAATGTGAACTATAAACTAAGAGAGAAGGCGTTTAATAATTACGCTACTGCTAGAGATGCTTTCCTATGGCTTAAACCTTTGGTTATCACTCCAATACAGGGAAGCCACAAAAGGAATATGGTTTAAAATGAGGTTCGCAATCTTCATTGCTTCATTGATTATATTCTTGGTTCTATGGCAACTAACGTATTACCCTATCGCTGATGCCTGTAGCGATTATCTGTTGATGAATCGTACATATAAAACTTGTATTACCGATAAGAGAATCAACGAGTGAGAGGTAATTGTGATGCTTGCGGTAAGCATAGGATTTTAGAGCGATGCCATATACGCAGTAAGGGAGCAGGGGGCTGCGATGATGATTGGAACATTTTACACATGGATCGTGTATGCCATCAGTTTCAGCATCAGTGCGGATTTGTTAGATTGATTTATCTGTATCCAAATTTACTTAAGATTTTAAACAACAATGGGTGGGAACTAGAGAATGTATTTGGAGTTACTAAGTTGGTTAGAAAAGAAGCATAAGCTCGAATGTTTAATCTTCGTTGGGTGTCGCTGCTTTGAGTAGTCCAAAACAAAAGTTATTACCTGAGTCAGTGATTGAAGCGCATAGAAATTCTATTATTAAAAGAATAGAAGAAAATTCAGTTTATGAACCAAATACTGGATGTTTGTTGTGGACTAAATCTTGCCACAAGTTTGGCTATGGATGGATTAGAGTTAATAAAAAAACACTAATGTTACACCGTGTAGTTTATGAATTAAACAATGGATCAATACCTGCAAATAAAATTGTAATGCACAAATGTGATACTCCATCTTGTTGCAATATAAACCATCTTAAATTAGGAACAAAAAAAGATAACAGCATTGACATGTCTTCTAAAAATAGATGGAATAATCAATATAAAGGTAAAGAAATTACACATTGTATCAGGGGCCATGAGTATACAAAGAAAAACACATATATCTCTTTGAATAAGGGCAACAAAAATTGTAGACAATGTTCTGCAGAAATTCATTCAATATATAGAATTATGGCAAAAGAAAAACATATCCCAGAAAAGGCTATTGAAAATCAAATCCTATTGTACCTGTATAAAAAAAATATCTACTCATGGAAAAATCAATCTGTTGGAATTTATGATCAGCGTCTTGGTATTTATAGAAAATCTAATAATCCTTTTCATAAAAAGGGTGTTTCAGACATTCTTGGTTTGCTCCCAGGAGGAAGGTTTCTAGCAATAGAAGTTAAGGCTAGATACGGAAAGGTAAGCCCAGAGCAGGAACAATTTATTAACGATGTGAATAAATCCGGCGGTCTTGCTTTTGTTGCAAGGTCTGTTCAGGACGTGATAGAAAAACTTGGATGAAGTATACATTAATCGTTATCGCAGTTTTGCAGTTATCAATTTTCGGGTGCAGTTCAAATCCTAAAGTACCGACTGAGCCTGAAGTAGTAGCCTCACCAGTTCCAACAGGAACCCCCCTCGCTGGTTCTGGTGAGATTACTTTAAACCCCATTGAGTATTATACCACGGCGCAGGAACGCACCATCATCAAGCAAGCCGAGAAGAAACTTAATGAGGTAAAGAAATCTAAATGCGTCCATGATTTCCTATCGCATCGCAAGATGATCCAGACGCAAGGAAAGACTTCTGAGCAAGTGGCAGATCATATCGCCTCGCTAGGTGGCTCAGTTGACGTTTCTATGTACTATTCCAGGTTCTCCAGTGCTATGGCATATAGGCAGCCTCCTGAGCTTAAAATCAATTTAAATAGAAAATACTTTTACGCAGAGCTTCCAGTGTGTGATTGGGTTTCTACGATCCTACATGAGAGCCTTCATGCCTTGGCTAACTACGAGCATGATTATCAATGGAACGCGCAGCGCGATTACTCTGTTCCGTATTCAGCTAACTTCGCAGTAGACGCTTGCTGTAAATAGATCATACTAAAAGTGTGTCAGTCGCTAAGTGTACATAAGCGGCATTTTCCATTCGACACTTCTAGCGCATCCGGCTTTACTTCCGTTTCGTCGGGTGCGCATCTTACTTCACACCCCATCACATCCATTAGAGTATGAAGTCAGAACTTGACCAATAATATAAAATATGTAGATTTGTATCAGTGGCAACCAGTGGAAGCCTAACTTATTCTCAGTGAGGAGAAGCATGATCGAAATTAAATGTACTCAGGAAAACCTGAGACTTATCCCTATCATCGAGGTAGTTCCTAATCACAGGAACAATAACCGCCATTCAATCGAACAAATAAACTATCTTGCAAAGCTCATTAAAGCGCATGGGTTTCGTGAACCATTACTAATTAGCAATCGTTCAGGTTTTCTAATCGCAGGGCATGGAAGGCTGGAGGCCGCAAAGCTATTAGGGATGGAAACCATACCGGCCATCTTTCAAGACTTCGCTAGTGAGGCTGAGGAGTATCAGCACATGACAGCCGATAATGAAATTGCTCGCTGGGCTGAACTAGATTATCAGAATGTATACGACACATTAAAAGAGATTCCTGAGATTGATACTGAATTATTAGGTATTGAAGATTTTAAAATTGAAAGCAATGAGGTTCCATTGCCAGATTTAGATTCAAATGATCCAGACTGTAGACAAGTAACTTTTATTTTATCAAATGAGCAAAAAGATATTTTAGATGAAGCAATGGAAAAGGCTAAAATATCAGAAGATTGTACTGATGAAATAAATCAAAATAGTAACGGTAATGTTCTTGCTGCTATTTTAAAGAGATATGTTCATGGTTAAGAATTTAATAATTAAATCAATAGATTCAACTTCAGCAAAAAAAGTTATTCAAAAATTTCACTACTCAGGAAAAACCACTCAAAATTCACAGATTCATTTTGGTGTATTTCTTGATGGAGTCCTACATGGGGCATTACAATTCGGCCCATCAATAGATAAAAGACGAATGGCAGAAAATTTAGGTGTTAAATTTAATGAAACTTTAGAGCTTAATAGGATGGCATTTTCTGATTTTCTTCCTAAAAATTCAGAATCACGCGCATTGGGTGTATGTTTGCGAATTCTTAAAAAAACATATCCGCACTTAAAGATAATTGTATCATTCGCAGATGCATGCCAGTGCGGAGATGGCACTATCTATAGAGCATCAGGATTCAAACTACACTCTTTTAAAAAAAATACTTCGCTACTTAAAATGCCAGATGGTTCTATAGTCGCTGATAAATCATTAAATGATAAGATTTACTCAAATGGCAAGAGAGGTACTGCAATAGCAAAGCAGAATGGAGCTAAACCAATAGACGGATATCAGATGAAATATCTATATTTTTTAGATAAAAAACTAGAGAAACGCTTTAAGTTTGTTGATTTTAAAAATATCCCTGATAGTGTAAAAATGTATAAGGGTGTTAAGCGCGCATCAAGCAAAGATAACGTTGTGTCTGGCTTCCAGCCAGAAGAGGGCGGTGCAATTCCGACCGATGCGCTCCAATTAGGAGTTACTACAGATGAGTAACTCCATTATCTCTTTCCAATGCTTTGTTTTAGGACGATCTAAAAACATTCTATTAACAGCATATTCAAAGTTAGCTTTATTTAGAGATTCATTATCTACAATGAATTTTTCAGCCATCATTTCCTCGACAGGCGTTAATCTAGTAAAAATCTTTCTAAACATCGGGTGTAACGAAAATGATTTAAATTGCTCTAATCTATCCATACTTAAATTATACCACAATGCATCATGGAGTAAAGTATAAATGGCTAGACCTGAATTAGAGATTGATGGGAAATTGGTTGAGAAACTCGCTGGTATCGGTGCAAAGAATACAGAGATAGCTGACTTCGTAGGATGCTCAGTAGATACATTAGACCGCCGTTTTGCGGAGGAAATTCGTAAAGGTAGAGCTAATCTGAAAATGTCTCTTAGAAGATGGCAGCTTAAGTATGCAGAGCAAGGCAACTCAGCACTATTGATTTGGTTGGGTAAGCAAATGCTAGGGCAGAAGGATACTATCGAAGTTAGTTCTGATGAGGGTTTAAAAATCACTATGAACTATGATCCAAACAAGCGACCAAAGAAAAGTGAATGAGCTATACTCTCGTCCGAATTATTCTGATTTTAGCCCTTGGATTATTCCTTACCAGGGTGACGTTGTAGAGTTCTTACATCATTGGGATTACAGCAAAGGCACTCCAGAGGTATTGCTCAGTGGCAGTTACGGTTCTGCCAAGAGTATTTTAATGGCGCACTTGGTAGTGAATCATTGCTTGAAGTGGAGCGATGCTAGGGTTTGTTTAGCTCGTAAGGCGATGCCTGATCTTAAGGATACTATCTTCAAGGAAATACTAGAGCACATCTCAGAAGACTTTGAAGAAGGTAAGCACTACACTGTCAATCATACGAGTGCGAAAATAACCTGGTTCAATGGTGCAGAGATCATGAGCAGATCATGGTCTGATAAGAAATATAAAAAAGGACGTTCACTTAAATTATCCATGCTTGTATTTGAAGAACTGACAGAGAATAACGACGAAGATAAACAAGCGTTTGATACATTGAAAGCTCGTTTACGTCGTGTTCCTACAGTGCCAGAAAACATATTGATAGCTGCAACTAATCCAGATTCACCTTCACACTGGGCCTATAAGTATTGGTTTGATGAAGCCAGACCTACTCGCAAGGTATTTAAATCAGTAACTACAGATAATCCATTTCTTGATCCTATCTACATTGAACAGCTAAAGGCAGACCTCGATCCAAAGAGTGCTCAGAGATATATCTACGGTGAATGGATTGAGCTTGATGCAGATCGCGTGTATCATGCGTATGATCCAGAACATAACTTCATTAACGATCTATATGTGATCGACAAGAGACAGCCAATCATTCTATCGTTCGACTTCAACATTGGACAGGGTAAACCTATGAGTTCGTGCGCATCTCAGTTCATTAATGGCACTCACCACTTCTTCGATGAGGTAGTGATCCAAGGTGCTCGCACTCCACAGGCAGCCGAGGAGTGGATACATAAGGGCATTGTCAAACAAGGACAAAGGATTCTAATAAGAGGCGATGCGTCGGGAGAGGCTAGGGATACTCGTTCGATTGTGTCAGACTATGATATTTTAAAGAGAGCATTCACTAATGCTGGTGCAATCGTTGAGATGCAGGTTCCATTGGCTAACCCTCCAATACGTAGAAGACATAACTTAATGAATGCATACTGCCTTAATGAGGCTGGAGAGCGTCGCCTATTTGTTTACAAGAATTGCAAAGTAACTCATGATGGAATGAGATTGACTGCGCTTAAGAAGAGTGGGGATTATATCGAGGACGACTCGTATCACGCTCAGCATATCACTACAGCGATGGGATATAGTGTAGTCTATCAACATAACTTAATCGGTTTCCAAGGCGTAAGGAGCACAGCAAGATAATGCTAAATCTATTAAACGATAATGTTAGAAGTCAGATTCTTGAAGCAACAAATGGTTACGAGAACGTAGAGCGTAAGAAGGTATCATTTCAGCAATCTGAGATTTACAAGGATCGAATCTATCAAGCTGTTAAGAGTTATTTGGAAGGATTCTACTCTACCAATACAATCGAGAATACTCCCATTGTAGCATCTGTAAACCTTGCTCGTCGTATCGTGAATAAGGAAGCATCACTATACACAAAAGAACCAGAGCGCACATTCTACAATGTTACAGATCAGCAAGCTGAGCTTCTTAAGCAAGTCTACGATGAGATGAAGATTGATACGATCATGCAAAGATTGAATCAGAACTTCAAGCTACAGGATCAAGCTCATTGTTATATCGTTCCTCGCAATGGAAGGCTTAAGGCAATTGCTATGATGGCCCATCAGTTCGATGTTATCCCATCCAGTGCCGATCCAGAGGTGGGTGAAGTATATCTCATTAATGGCTTTGATCGTGTATCTGCTAACGTACAGGTTACAGAATACGGTGATTCAATGAACGAGATCATTGCCGACGAGAACGACTACGAAGCATCAAACAAAGCTATTGCGTGGTGGTCTCCTAAGTTCAATTTTATTACTGATGAAAAAGGGCAGTTGTATCAGACTGAATCAACCGATAACCCATTGGGTGGGGTATTGCCATTCGTTGATATTTTCTCATGTAAGGATGGAGAATACTGGGTAAGGACTGGAGCATCTCTTACTGACTTTACAGTGCAGTACAATGCTACACTTACAGACCTTGGTAACATCGTTCGTATGCAGGGATTCGGTCAAGCGTGGCTTAAGTCTAGTCCTAATCAGAAGATGGAAAATGTACAGATTGGTACTAATAAGATTCTCCACTTGCCAACTGATCCTAACGGCGGCCCTGGTGCAGAGTTTGGATATGCTAACGCTAACCCTGATCTAGCTGGTTCACTTGCTGTTATCGAGGGGTTGCTCTCTAGCTTCCTTACTTCTCGCGGCGTTGATCCAAAGGTGGTTAATACAAAGGGTGAGTCAGTTAAGTATAGTTCAGGTATTGATCGTTTGCTTGCAATGGTTGAGCAGTTTGAAGCCACTGAACAGGATTCAGAAATATTTGAAGATGCAGAGAATAAGATCCTACGAATCGTTATCGCTTATCTGAATACCTATAGCGGTACACCAGTGCTTCCTAACTATCCAAAGGTAAATATCCCAATGGATGCTTATGTGGAGGTTGAGTTCTGCAAGCCTAACGCAATTCAATCTGATGCGGAAAAGCTGGCCAACATTCAGACTCGCCTCGAGATGGGATTGATTACAGAAGTTGAGGCTATTGCAAAGGATAGAGATATTGATATTGATCAAGCAGAGGAAGTTTATAAGAAAATAAAAGCGGAGAATACTGCTGTTGAGTGAACCAGGAATCAAACTATCAAAGCGGAAAATTACTCAGACCATTGATTTAAATGAAGTGGTTGGATCTGATATTTCTAGCGATGAGATTCTGGTAACTAAGATCGGTCAAGCAATCATTGACTACATTGATACAAGGGTTGAGGACGGGATGGGGTTGGGTAGGGAGAAGCTAAAATCTCCTTACTCTAAAAGCTATTCTGAATCTCTGAACTTCAAGGCTGCTGGTAAGTCCAGATCACACGTTAACATGCGCCTATCAAACGACATGATGGCAGCAATCGACATTGTGGAAACTAAGGGTGCAAAGATTACTTATGGGATTACTGATCCAGAGGAGGCTGCTAAGGCTTACGGGCATCAGACTGGATTTGAAGGGCATCCAACTATTCCAGAGGGTAAATATAAGCGTCCGTTCTTTGGAGTGACCAAGGATGAGATCAAGAAATATATCCTCGATGAATTTAAAGATGAGATCAATGCTAAGAAGGTAACAAGCGCAGAAGGTATTAAGAAGGTAATCGGAGAACTAAAAGGTAAGTTAACGCTCGCTGATTTATTCGAGGATTTCTAATGAAGTTTAAATTCAATAAGATTTCTATTGATAACGTAGAGGCTAATATCAAAACAAAGGTTAGCAAGATGTTATCAGAACCAGCTCTGCTTAATGAGGTTGGTGATACAGTTATTAGAGATATTCAGTATCAGACTAGACGTGGTGTTAGTGCCGTTACTGGTGAGAGATTCAAACCAACTAAGAAATCATGGCGCGAGAAGCGTGAGAAGATTGCACAAGCAACTCCAACTCATGAGACATACGGCAAGAACAGATCAAACCTCACTCTTACAGGACAGCTTTTAGATTCATTGCGTAAAGTTATATCAGGCAAAGGCATTAAGATTTATTTTGCTGGTTTCCACATGCCATATCGTCAGAAGTATCTGGAATATTTCACTCGCAAGAAGAAGAAACGACGCACAAATTTAGGTAAGACTTTAAAAGGATTTCAAACATCTGCTGGTGGTATCAGCTATGTAAACACTGGAAACTCAGGAACATATCAAGTTGGTAAGGTTATCAGTAATGAAAAGCTATCCAAGTATGTAGAAGAGAATGGCCGCCCGTTCTTTGGAATCAGAGATAAGCTATTGAACCAATTAAAAAGCATTGTAATTCGTTATATTCGTCGTAAGCTGTAAATAATAACACTTGAAAAATAAAAAGGAGAATTTAATAATGAGTGTAGAGACTAATCAGGTCAGTGACCAAACTAGCCAAGCCAGTGGTGAGCCTAGTAACAAAGATTCAGTAGCTTATGAAACTTATCGCAAGGCTATTAGCGAAGTAAAATCCGTTAAGGCCAAGCTAAGTGAATATGAAGCGAGAGAAGCTGAACGCGAAAGACAGCTCTTAGCAGAACAAGGAAAGTACAAAGAAGCATTAGAATCCGAGGCAAAGAAACGCAAGGAAGCTGAAGCTGCTTTAGAAGCCAAGGACAAGGCGTTTGCTAAGAAGGTGTTCACTAAAGAAGTAGAAGCATTAGCTCTACAATTTGGTGCTCGTAAGGATGCTCTTGAAGATATTGTTAAAGTTGGTGACTGGTCTAGTGTTGAGATTGATGAGAACTTCTCTATCAATCAAGAACAACTCAAGGCTTCGATTTCTAACTTAGCAAAATCAAAACCTTTTTATTTTACGTCTAACGCTCCGGCTCCTCGTGATGTTGCTACATCTGGTGCTGGTGCTCCGGCTGGTAAAGGGTTAAATGAATTATCTAAGGATGAAATTTTAGCTCGATTGAGAGAAGCTAAATAACAAAAGTTCTAATGAAAGGAACTATAAAGCATGGCAGCTAATAACCTGGTAAATACTAAACAAGATTTGATCGCAGCGTTGGTGCAGAAGGAATTGCTTGAAAAGGCATCCCTCGTTCCATTCCTGTCTAACTTCTCTAGCTTGGCTGGTAAGGGTGCTAAAAGCATTTCCCTTCCTAAAATGTCTAGCTTCACAGTTCAGAACCGTTCATTCGGTGCTGCTGTAACTGAGAATGCTGCATTGACTGACGATGTTGATGTGATCAATCTCGATAAGAACAAGATCGTTCTTTTCGGATATGATTCTCATGATGAGATGCAATCCACTATCGACTATATGGCTAACGCTATTTCTCGTGCATCTTCTGCGCATGGCCGTCAGATCAACTCTGACATTCTCACTATGTGGTCAAGTGTTGCAGGATTGAATATCAATGCAGGTACTCCAGCGGATATTACCGTTGACGACATCCTTGATATGCGTGAGTTCTTGATCTCTAACTTCGCAGATATGACTAAGACTTACTTGGTTATCGCTGCTGATCAGGAAAAAGCAATGCTTAAATTGCCTGAGTTCAGCCGCTATGATTACCGTGGATCTTCTTCTATCATCAATGGTCAGATCGGTTCTGTGTACGGTGTGCCTGTTGTTATCAACCAGCAGATCGCAGCTCAACAAGCATTCATGGTTAACGTAGAAGGTTCCGGCCTTGCATTCCAGAAGGCTCCAGCAGTAGCTGAGCAATCTTGGATCGCGTACGGTACTGGCGGTAAGCAAGTGGCTGTAGACGTTCTTTACGGTGTTGGTGGACTTCAGTTGGGTGAAGGTTCTGCTGCTGTAGGCAAGTCTCCACTCGTTGCTAAACTCAAGGACTAATGAAACATAGTTCCTATATTCCAGATTTCATCATGGCGCAGTCTCCGTTGGGGCTGCGCCGTTTGATGTACGCTACCAATGCAAAGGCTGGTAAGCAGTTTAAGTATTTTGATATTCAACAATTTACAGATAACGGTAAGACAAAATGGATAGCATGGTTTTACCGTGACATGGATAGCATCGGAGAGCTAACAGATGGCAATGCCGAGCAGCTTCAGGGATAGAGACCAGGCTAAGTTTGTTCAAAGTCCTACAAGGGCCGATGGTTCTGCTATTGAGATTGCAGGACAGTTAACCCCACCAGATTTCTCTCCTCCAGCTAATTCAACTTGCTACACATATACAACAGGCACATCAGGTATTTACTACACTGAGATTTATAGATTCTATGAGTCTGGTACTCCTGCTGCTCCTGTTAATTTACTTAAGACTATCACGCTGTATTATACAGATTCTAAATTCAACAATGAGTTTGGAGGTGCTGTATCATGAAGAAGAAGTTTAACCCATTCTCTGGTACTTTTGATTTTATTGATTCATCTAGTGAGTCAGATAGTAATTGTGTAATTTTGCTCAATACTGTTAACATTGAGGCAACTGGTGATTTAGAACTTACAGATGAGGCATGTATTGAAGTGAAAAATTCAGGCGTTACATTTGCTCAAAGAATTAACAATACAGTTACTGTTAATAATAATGGTGAAATGATTATTGATGCTAACTCAGAAGTAGAGGTATCTGCCTAATGTCACAGCTTAAGTTACAGATTGGTTCAGTTCCTACAACACCAGCAAGTGGTTGGATTACAATCTACCCAAAGGCTGACAAGAAACTTTACTACAAGGATGAGGATGGTAACGAATCAGTCCTCGATATTTCAGATCGCTTGATTCTTAATGGCCCTGGTGCTCCGGCTCCTACTACTGGTCAAGACGGTGATTACTATATTGATAATTCAAACACTCTTCTCTATGGCCCCAAAACAGGTGGATCATGGGGTAGTCCTGTTACTATGGTTGGCCCTCAAGGCCCTACTGGTGCAACTGGAGCCACTGGTGCAACTGGAGCGACTGGAGCCACTGGTGCAGCAGGAACAGACGGAAACGTATGGCGCAATGGTAACGGAGCACCTTCTAACGGATTAGGTGTTGATGATGATTACTATCTTGATGATGTGACTTCTGACTACTACAAAAAGATAGCAGGAGCGTATGTGCTTCAAGGAAATTTAAACTCAAGAAATACGAACTTAGACGGAGGAAGGGCCGATACAATTTTTGGCGGCACTGAACCTGTTGATGGCGGAAACTCTACTTCATTTTAAGGAGATACGATGGCGCAGCAAATTCAATTACGAAGAGATACAGCAGCAAACTGGAGTGCTAACAATCCAATTCTTGCTCAAGGTGAAATCGGCGTTGAGACAGACACAGACCAGTTCAAATTTGGTAATGGAGTGGATACTTGGAGCGTTCTATCATACGGTGGATTGCAAGGCCCAGCTCAGACAGACCCAATTTACGGATACGGAACTGGCCAAGACGGCGATGTTAGTCTAAGCGCTGGTATCACGACACTTACTCGCAACATGTACTACAATAATCTTACGTTGAGCGGAACTGCACAGATTGTTCTTGCCGGATTTAAGATTTTTGTAAAGGACACTCTCAACCTAGACAATGCTGGAAACAATGCAATTAACTGGAATGGCGTTAATGGTACAAGTGCTACAACTCAGACTGGTGGAGCTGCTGGTACTGCCCTAGCTACTGCCACAAATGGAGGATCGACCGCTGGCTCTGCTGGAGGTACTGGTGTTGTTGGTGTTGGTGCTGCATCTGCTGCGGCAACGGTAGCATCTCCTGCAAACGGAGGAGCTTCTGGTGCTTCTGGTGCTGGAGGGGCAGGAGGTTCTGGAGCTGGTGGAGCTGCTGGCGCATCTGTTATTCCAACTCTCCCATCTCCAGTAAATCATTTCCAAACTGACCTTACTCGCGGTGCTGCCTTATTGCTTGGCGGTAATGGAGCGCGTGGTGGAGGTTCTGGAGCTGGTGATGGTGTTGTTCTTGGACGAGGCGGTGGCGGCGGTGGCGGCGGTGCTGGTGTTGTTCAGATTTTTGCACGTCGTATCAGTCGAGGTGCTTCTACTTCAACAAACGCAATTTCTTGTCATGGAGGTATCGGAGGGAATGGAGCTACTGCTTCATCCGGTAACGTAGGCGGTGGCGGTGGCGGTGGCGGAGCAGGTGGCGGATATATCTATATTGCCTACGATGAGCTTCTTGGAACTGTGGCCACAGACATGATTGACTGCGGAGGCGGAGATGGCGGAAATGGAGGAGATGGATTCGGAACTGGTATCGGAGGATCAGGTGGATCAGGTGGATCAGGAGGAAGAATCTCATTAGTAAACCCAATTACTAGATCGGGAATAGAACTTATTGGCGGCTCTGGTTCTGCTGGTTCTGCTGGCTCAGGAACAGTAGGCGGTGCTGGTGGTGCAGGAGCAGTTCTAAAATATTCACTGTAGGAGAAATATGATTACAAGAGACATTATCGTATCAGGAGTTACAATCGGACAGGCTCAGTTTCCAGATGGGACTAGCGAAGAAGAGATAGCGGCAGCTTTAGCAGCTTACCAGACTCCAGTTGTGGATGAAGATTCTTATCTGAAGTTCTCTATCGTGGAACGAAAGAAGTTTGCTGATGAACTACTTGAGAGATTCAAGCTAAGAAACATCAAGGATGGAATCAATGCCCTACAAGGAATGCACATGCATCACTTACTAAGGGCTTACCCAGTTACATTTAGTGGACAGTCTTTCACTATTGATATTCTAAACCTTGCAATCAGTGGAGATTTAGAGATCGCTTGCCTGTGCCTACTGTACGGAGCTACTGATGATATGAGTGAGTCGTATCACTGGATGAGTTCAGATCGTAAAGCGTACTTGATCGGAGAGCTTAAATCATTCCTGGGGTGGAGCTAATGAAAAAAGTAACTGGGCTTATTCTTGTATCAGCAGTGGCATTACTCATTATCTATGATGTAGTGGCTATTGCTAAAGGTGGAACAGAGGCTTCAATTTCCTCTGTAATCATCGCATTCAGTTACAAGATGCCTATGTTTACTTTCATCACTGGGTTTGTATTTGGACATTTGTTCTGGAGAATGAGAACTAATAAAGACACTCAAAAGATTGACGAGGGTAAGTAATGGCTATCTTTGGAAACATAGAAGTAGAATCAGTAGTCCAAGTTAACGACAAGACTCGTATTAACTGCACTAAGTCTTTCATTTCAAAAGATGAGGCAGCGATTACTCTTGTTAGAATCAAGCCATCTCCATCTGACTCATTCATTACAGTTAGTGGAGTTACTCCATTACAGAAGGACTTCTATTTAGATTGGGAATATTCAGTATCTGGAACAAAAGTAGTAACGCTAGAAATTACAACAGATGGAGCACCAGTTGAGTTTAATGGATCAATCTCAGTTGTGTCTGTAGCTGAAGATAAGTTATTAAGCTCAGATCAAGAGTTAACAGCAATCGAACCTGAGATTTTAAAGTGGGTGCCACAAGGTAGAAACTCATTTCTTAATGTGCATCGTAAGTCTCAGCAGTTGATTTTAGATTGGCTAGATTCAATTCGTATATGGCGCAATGATGGATCAAAGTTAACAAAAGCTGATCTGTCTTTAACTGATGATCTTAAGCAGCTATCTATCTATACAACTTTAGAGCTTATCTACATGGGCATTTCTAATAAGGTTGATGATGTATTCCTATCTAAAGCTAGAGAGTACAGAGCTAAGGCGTTAGACATTAAGAATCGTGGCCGGATTCAGGCAGACTTCGATGGCAATGGAACATTAGAAACAAACGAGAATACTGATATGCGTTCTCTTAATCTGGTGAGACGATGAGCTTACAAGCAATTAGACCATATATCACGGAACGACTTAGCACACTTGGATACGTTGAGCATATTGATCCATTCAATGATGAGAACATTCCTTCCACTTTGTTAGATAACGGATTCCATCAGCTTATCCTTGATANTGTTAGACAACGGATTCCATCAGCTTATCCTTGATATTACTGGAGCGGATCGTACTCAGGTATCTCAAGGACTGGAAGTGGCAGTACAGGTTAAGTGCTTCTTCAAAGGGTTTAGAGATCCAAACGAGGCACTAACTCAAAGCATCATTAATGCTGAATCAATCATTTCAGAGGTTACATTGTTTGGAAACTACTCGACATACAGTCCACCGATCACATCGGTTTTGCTTGATTCTGTAGCATTTGAACCGTACTCTGAAGAGAGCAACGATAACATAGTACAGGCTGTATTTGTGTTTCGTTTCATAGTTTACACTTGTGTAGAATAATTATCCAAAGGAGGGATAAGAGATGGCTTGTAATACTTCAACCTATAATCTAGGTATTCGTAACATTCTTTTGGGTAGTGATAGACCACAAAAGACTTGTATTTTCACTAAGGCAGATTCATCTGGTTCACTCGAAAATAAATACTTCGTTATGCATGAACCAGTAACCCAGGCTAAACACTATTTCTGGTATGAGGTAGGCGGTTCTGGTGGGGTTGATCCTACTATTCCAAACGCAACAGGACATAAGATCAGTGTTGTTACAGACGCTTCTAAGAATGCAGTTGCTACTGCTACTCAGCTTGTTATCGACGCATTGGCATGGGCTGTAGCTACCGTATCCGGTAACGAGATTGAAGTAACTTTTGTTACTAACGGCTATGCTTACGAGGCTCGAGATGCATTGGCTGCATTGTCTAAGACTGGATTTAATATCACAGTAGCTCAGTTTGGTTCTGTTCAGTTTGATGCTGGAGCAACTAACGGGGATATTACTTTCACTGTTGAAGAACAAACTAAAGAGATCAAGTCACCTCAAACTGGTGATTTCCTTTTGGCTGAGATTCGCCGTGGTGCTACCGTTGGCGCATCCTTCGAGCTTAAGGATACTTCTAGCGATTCAATCCGTAGAGCATTGAACTTCTACGGTCAAACTATCGTGACTGATGATGCTGCATCTGAAGTGATTACTGGTTACGGTTCTGACAACCTGTTTAAATCTACTGACGACGTGGCAGATCAGGTTATTCTTCGTCCTACCGATAAGGCTGCTGACAATGATAGCTCTGAAGATTTCACCATTCATAAGTCTAAACTTAAGCTCGGTGAACTTACTATGAGCGCAGAAAATGAACTTGTATTGCCTATAGAAGTTATGGGATACCTTGATACATCTAAATCAGGGTTTGCTAACCTGTTCTCTTACGGAAACGGTTCTGCACTTCCTAGCGTATAAGAGGTAATATGGAGTTCGTAGCCAAATCAAAGAAAATCAAGGTATCAATCGGAGAACAATCTCACGAGATTAAATGCCCAACTCTTGGACAAAGAGAAGAACTATTTACTAAGCTGAAAGAAAATCCAGAACAAGCCCTGGGTTTCTACGCTGAATGGTTTGAATCTTTAGGATTACCTAAGAGCGCATTCTATAGCCTTGATTCCGATGATTTTGGTGATCTAATCGAGTTCATTGTTAACCCGAAAAAAAAACAACTGAGTTAGCAATATGTAAAGGGCGACTGGCTAGATTCTACGGCTGGTCGCCTAACGTGATTGAATCGCTAGACGTTCAAACTGCTAATGAATACTGGAGTGCGATTGATTACCTTGAAGCTAATGAGGTTCTACTTGCCCTAACGATAGGTGATTATCCCCACCTCAAGGAAGATGCAAGGAAGGCAATATTTAAAAGGTTTGAAAATAAGACTAAGACTGTGAGAAAATCTGAGAGTAAGAAGTTATCTAACAAAGAGTTAATGGATATACTAAGCCGACGATAAAGGAATATTGTGGCAGATCAAAAGATAGAGTTAGAAATTGTATTAGACGATGGGAGTATCAAGAGAGCTTTCGGAACAATCCGAAAAGAGGCTGAAGATACCGCGCCTAAAGTTAATGGTGCATTCTCTGTCAATGGTCTAGCTGATTTCACAGCAGGATTATATCTAGCAAATAAGGCATTAATTGTAGTTAAGAATACAGCCATTGAATTACTCGATACGGTTCTAAGTGGCGAGAAGATTGATGCCATTAATAAGCGTTTCCAGATACTAGCAAATCAGCAGATGGTTAATGCTGAAGCAATGGAGGCAGGAATATCAAAGGCCGTTGCTGGCACTGTTGATATGGAAGATGCTCTACAGGTTACAAACAGAGCACTAATTAACTTACAAGTTGGTTTAAATAATATCCCTCAGTTGTTTGAGATTGCGCGCAAGTCCGCATCGGCATTCGGTGGTGATACTGTTTCTAACTTTGAAGCAATCCAGCAAGCTATCATTTCAGGAAATACGAGGCAGCTTAGGCAGGTTGGTATATTCATCAATGCTGCTGATGCTATTTCTAAATATGAAAAACAGATAGGCGCAGCTAAGGATGGATTGACTGAGGCAGGGAAGCAGCAAGCAATCATGAATGCTGTATTGCAATCTGGAGATGAGAAGCTAAAAAATATTAATGCTTCTATTGCTCCAGTAGAGCAAAGCCTAAAGAGATTCGGCGTGTCTTTTAAAGAGGTTGGAGATACAGTACAGCAATCAGCGAATAAAGCATTCGGCACTACTCTTGCCGAGTTCTTTGCTAAATCAGCAGCAACACTAGATGCATGGAATGTAAAGCTAGGCGAGTTCTTACTTGGTAAGACTCCAACTGCAACAGAAAATGTAAAGCTATTAAAGTATGAGATTGACCAGCTAAATCAATCTATAATGATGGCTCAGGTTAGAGGTGATGTAGATAGGGTTGAACAATTAAATGCAGAGTCAGCAGCATTAAAAGAAAAGCTAATGATACAGCAGCAGATTGCAAATCAAGAAGCAACTGCAAATGCTAACGCACTCGTTACTCATCAAGTAAATGAAGATAGATTGATTCAAACAAGAGAGCTTACTTACGAGCTTATTCAGCTTAGAAATGCACAGGCTGAATATGAAGCATTGCTAAAAAAACAGGCTGACGAAGCTAAGAGAATTTCAGAGCAAATCAATCAAACAGTAAAGACTGCATTGGTTAATGGTATCGCTAACTCCATCCAAGCCATGACAAATGCTTTATTCAAGGGGCAAAATGCACTAGAGGCAATTGGAAAGACTTTGCTTATATTGTTTGCTGATATGGCTATTGAGGTTGGTAAGATAATGCTTGCTACTGGTATTGGTATGCTTGCCCTAAAGTTCCTTGATCCAACTGGAGCAATCGCAGCAGGTTTGGGATTGATCGCAGTAGGTTCTATTCTTAAATCAGCAATAGGAACAGGAGAACAGGCTTCTACTACACTGCCTTCTGGTGGTGGTTTTGGATACGCTGGTGGGCAAGATTTCGTAGAACAAAATAGAATGGAAGATGTACGAACTTCTCCAAACTCTGTATTTAATCTTACAATCCAGGGTGACGTGCTAGACTCTGATGCTACTGGATCGAGAATCATTGCCCTAATTAATGAAACGATTGATACTAAAGGCGCAGTTGTGAGGGGTATATAATGGCACTACTAACTAAGTGTAAGTTCTATTTTGGTATCGAGATCACTCAAGATAATAACGTGCTAGACTTTGATGAGGGCAGTGGAGAAGTTTCTATTACAATCCCTGTTGGCATTTACTCTCCTAAGCAAATATCAGATAAGATTGCATCATTACTTACAGCGGCCGGAACTCAAACTTATTCATGCTCATTCAATCGCACTACTCGCAAGCTAACTATTTCATCTGTTTCTAACTTTGATATTCTTATATCTACAGGCACTCACACAGCTACAACACTCTATACTGTGCTTGGATATACTGGTGGAGTTGATTTGACTGGCGCAAATAGCTACACAGCTTTAGATACTACTGGTTATGAGTACGTTCCTCAGTTCTACTTGCTAGACTATATTCCGTTGGAACACAATGTTAAATCAGTTCAGGCATCTATCAATGAGACTGGTTCTGGATCGGTTGAGGTTATCAGGTTTGGAACTAAGAGATTCATGGAATGCTCTATTGAGTTAATCACTAATAATAAGTTTCTAGGTGATGCAATTTGGACGACAAACCCTCAAGGCGTAGAGGATACTTTACAGTTCATGAATTACGCTACGCAAAAGAGTAGAGTAGAGTTCATGCCAGATCAGACAGATCCGGCTACATATTCAACATTGTTACTAGAATCAACAGAAGCAGATGCACAAGGTATTGGATTTAAACTGTATGAACAGCTAGAATATGGTGCAGGATATTTTAGAACAGGTAAGCTAGTATTCAGAGAGGTAACATAAATTGAGCGTGATTAATGGCCAAGTGGCCGACCAAAATACATTCAATGCAGCATTTGCCTCAAAGCAATCTGATAATACTTCTACTGGTAAACAGACTCTAGCTAGACCAGCATCTGGCGCAACCGTTAACGATGTTCAACAAGCAATCAACGACGTTATCGCATCAGACGCGCTTAAGATTCCTTTAGCTCAAAAGGGTGCAGCTAATGGTGTTGCTGAGTTAGATGGATCGTCTTTAGTTCCTGTTGCTCAAATCCCTGATCTTACTGCTTCTAAAATTACTGACTTTTCATCTGCTGCAAATCTAGCATTAGATACATTTGCTACAGATAACTCTAGTGGATCACTTGTTACGCTTGCGCTTCCTACCGTTGGCACTATCGAGCTTATCAATGCTGGATTGGTTTCTATTGAGGGAATAACTGCACCTGGATACGCTAAGAGATTCTGTTTAATTAATAAGACTGGTGTAGACGTTACAATTAAGAATGAATCAGGAACAGCAGCAAATAGAATTAAGACTGGTACTGGTGCAGACTTAACGATCTCTAACGATCAAATGTTCACAATGTCTTATTCTACCAACTCTAGCAGATGGTTTATTTCTGGTGGATCTGGTGGTGGGCCGTCTGAGCTTATTAAGGAAATTCCATCAGGAACAGTAGACGGTGTTAATGATACATTTACATTTAGTGATTTAGCAGTAGACGCAGCTTCTGTGTGGGTATTCGTAGACGGTGTTTATATCTTGTCTGGATTTACATTCACCCCAGGGATAACTCAAAGCTCCATTACATTTACTTCTAACATTCCTGTAGTTGGTCAAACCGTAGAGGTTCATTATTTTAAATCTGTAACGACTCCTATTCAAACTAGCATTCTAGTTCCAAGTGGATCGTTAGCATCTCCAAATGTGATTACCGCTGCTGGTGGTGTTACTGTTACCTCATCTCAAAGGCAGTATCAGTTTGTTGAGTCAAGCGGTGGTGCTGTTACAGTTACGGCTAACCCTCAAGTGCAAGCTGGTTCTATTGTTGGGCAAGAACTTATTTTAGAGGGTACATCAGATACAGATTACCCTACTCTTAATGATGGAACTGGATTGGCATTGAACGGTTCTGTTGATCTTAAGAATGAGAAGAAGATTTACTTAGTTTGGAATGGTGCTAAATGGTCGGAAATATCAAGAACGTAGGAGGATACATGAAGAGTATTGTTTTGTTTTTCGCTTTAATTTCTGTTGCTAACGCTGCAACTGATCGTGTTTTGGATGGTAAGTTTATTACAAACGGCGGTGCTACTATCACAGTACCAACTTCAACTACTACGTTGATTGGTAATGATACTACGGATACGTTGACTAATAAGACGTTAACATCTCCAGTGATTAACACTCCTACAGGACTTACCAAGAGTGATGTTGGTTTGAGCAACGTAGACAATACATCAGATGCTACAAAGAACTCTGCTGTAGCTACTTTGACAAATAAGACATTGACTGCACCAGTAATCAATAGCCCTACTGGATTGGTTAAGGCTGACGTTGGACTCAGTAACGTAGATAATACTTCTGATGCAACTAAGAATAGTGCAACTGCTACGCTTACCAATAAGACTATTGATTATAACAGCAATACTATTCTTAACTTGCCTAGCTCATCACCTACTGTAACTGGTACTGCTGGATCACCTACGCTCATTACTGCTGTTGGTGGTATTGCATTTACTGGATCAAACTATAGCAATGTAAAGTTTATTGCTGGTGATTCTGGAGCTATCAACGTAACTGCCAATCCTCAGATTGCAGCAGGATCAAGCGCAGGACAGATGCTAACAATCGTCTCAAGACATGCTACAAATACAGTAACTCTTGAAGACGGAAATGGTCTTTCATTGAACGGGCCGTGGGTTGGTGGACTTGACAGCGTTATTGAGCTGATGTTTGATGGAACAAATTGGGTTGAAAAATCGAGAAGATAATGAAGAAACTGTTCTTAGTTTTAATATTAATGTTCTGGGTTGTGGATGCTAACGCATCTGCCACTAGGACAATAGATGCTGATATAGTTACTTCACCTGATAAGTCAGTATCTAGGACTCTTCCTGCTGTATCAGGAACTCTTATGAGTTCTGCTGGTATTGTAAAGGAAGTTCCAAGCGGCACCATTAACGGTTCTAATGTTACATTTACAATCACAGATACACCTACAGATTTAGACACAGCGCAGGTATTCGTTAATGGAGTGATTCAAACGCTTACTACAGATTATACAATCTCTGGCACTACGATAACGATGGTTAGTGCTCCAGTGGTTGGACAAAGTTTATATATTGTTTATAGTAAATATTGAGGATAACAGATGAAAAAGATCATTGCAGGATTATTAATTTGGACACAGATTGCAGTAGCCGGAAAGCTACAGGATGCTGACTTCAAGACAGAGGCAGAGTTAATTTCTGCCGGAGCAACTGCTGCCCAGCTTTTGAATGATACTAAGGTATATGTAACTGCTGGAGGTCTAAATAAAAAGTTATCAAGTGCTATTTCAGCAGGAGATTTAGGCGGTTCTGGTGCCTATAACATTGTAACTAATCCAGGATTTGAGAGTGGAACTACTGGTTGGACTGCATCTGGTGGGGCTACTGCTACAGCAAACGCAACTGCAAAAGGCACTAAGTCTTTAGGTTATGATTGGGATTCAAACGCTGCATCTCAAACCTTACTAAGTGATTCAATTACAATACCAAATGGATTTCAGGGTAAGGATGGTATTGCATATTGTAATATTAAAACTCCATCAGGAACCGCCACGCATACAATCGTTGTTAACGATGGAACTAATGATATTGGTTCTGGTGCATCTACAATCTTAAGTGGAACTACCTTTTTAAAATCTGCTTATAGATTTGTATTTCCATCTAGTGGAACAATTAGAATTAAACTTGCTTCAGTAGCATCAAACGAGCCTGAGATTTATATTGATGATTGCGGCATTGAGCTTGCTGAATATTATACGTCTCAGATTGTAACTCCATGGACTACTGTAAGCGGAATTACAATCACAGGAACTACAACAAATCCTACAAAAGGAACAACTTCTGTAGATCGTATGATGTGGAGAAGAGTTGGAACTAATGCAGAGATTCGCTACGAGTATGTTCAGACTGGTGCTGGTACTGCTGGATCAGGTGATTATCTTATTGCGCTTCCTTCTGGATTAAATATTGATTCAACTAAGGTATCATTTTTCACTACAGTTATTGGAGCAACATACTCAACCGAAAATAACTCCATTGGATTTGCAAAGATGGGAGCTATCTCAAACGGTGTTATGAGCGTCGTAGCTTACGATGCCACTAGAGTTAGATTGATGGGTGTAGCCTCTACCCCATCAGCAGGGACAATGAGCAGCTCATACTATGCATTGAGTAATGCTTCTGTTTCTTTCAATATTACAATGTCAGTACCGATTGCAGGATGGTCTACTGGAAGTGCTGTGAATGCTGATCAGACTGACTACGATTGGACTTCATATACTCCTACGTTTACTGGATTTGGTACTGTAACAAGCCCTGAATGTCAGCATTCGAGAGTGGCAAGTAACTTGCTATTGAGGTGTAAGTACACAACAGGAACCACAACGGCAACAGAGGCAAGAATTTCTCTTCCTTCTGGACTAACAAGCGCAGATACTACTAAAATACCAAGTATAGCACTAGCTGGTACTAATTCTGTTAATGCGACAATTGCAGGATCATTGACAGTTTTAATCGAGCCTTCAGTTACATATATAACTCTTGGAAAACAATCTGGCACAGAGAACGGACTGGTAAAGAGAAACGGAAACGACTTCCCTAGTTCTACTACATTTTCATTAGAGGCAAGAATACCAATTCAAGGATGGTCGTCTAATCAACGTGCTCCTACATTGGTAGGAGGAGTTACAAGTAATAGCAATAGCGCATTACGCATTGAGGCTGGAAGAATTAACTGCTCTACTTCTTCATCCATTACTAACTTATTCGGAACATCATGGATGACAACTCCTAGTAATATTTCTTCAGGGATTTGTACCACAACACTTTCTAGTGGATGGTCTGCTGCTCCTGCATGTACGATCACTGCTGCAAACACTGGCGGAGTCGGAGATGTAACTTGGAAAGCTAACGCAACATCAGCAACAGCATTAACTATTTTGTGTGTTTCTGGAGGTGTAGCATGTACTGGTGGCTCTGATATTAATATCACTTGTATAGGGCCACGGTAATATGATCTTGCTCATACTTCTATCATCAATAGCTAAGGCAGGAAGCATCTACTCACACAATGAGTATGGTGCTTTCACTGGTGGAAGTAAGGCAGAACTCATAAACGCGTTTAATTCTGGTAAGCGCATCTCATTCATTATCAATGTAAAGAGTAACGCAACGAAGCAGCTATTTCATCCTTCTAGGTTGTTTCTAAGTGAATCAGAACTATATGCAGAAGTGCCTCTACATTCATTAAATCACTCATATGCAAACGGTATTGATTTTAGATATGATGGAGTTAGCGGAGTAGCTGTCTTTGGGACTGATGGCAAGGAAGTAGTGAGAGTAAAAGACGGTAAGTTTATAAATAGATTTCAAATGGAATGGATGGTTGAATAATGGCCACTTATGCAAACAATACGACGATTAAGATTCAGACTCCAGTATCTGGAACAGTTACTGTTCCTACTGGTGTAATTACTGTTGTCCAGTACACATGCCCAGCAAACTCATACGCAATTCTTAACGTGTCTTTAAAATACGATACAACTCCAAATGCAGCATTATATGGTTTTGCTCTTGTTTCTGATAGAACTGCATCTTGCCTAATGGCACAGCAATCAGGAAATCCGGGGCAACAAGGAACAATATATCTCGGGCCTGGACAAACACTTAAGTTTAAGAACTCATCTCCAAATACATTAGATTTCGATTTCAGTGGGGTTGAATTTAAAAACTCACCATGAAGATAATAGATGAAAAGACAGGTGTGCCAATGTTCGCTGTAGTTGCAGCTATTCCTACAACATTTGGATTCATCCTGTGGTTATCATCTATCTCATTTACAGCTAATGGTGCTGAGAAAAGAATTGCAGAATTAGAGTTGAAGCAGCAAAATCAAAATGAATTACTAATCAGTATTAAGGAAGATCTCACGCTGGTTAAGTATAAATTAGAGATCAAGGAGAAGAAGTAATATGGATATTCTATCAATCATGGCGCAAGCGCAACACGTTGCTGGTTTGGTTATCATGATTCTCACAGGTGTAATTGGTATTGCAATGATGATCCCTGGAGAGCAACCAGAAAAGGCTCTGCAAAAGGCTTTGGACTTCATTAAGAAGTTCTCTAAAAAGTAATGAACTTAGAGCTAGTGCTTGGGGTAATTGAAGAAGGTCTTACGCTGCTGAATAAGCTAGTGCCAGATCAAGCTCTGAGAATTGCCAAGGAAATTAAATCTATAAGGGAGCGGTGGGATAGTGAAATATCTAAAGGCGTTAATCGTGATGATGCTATGCTTGATTGTCTTGAACTTGAGCTGCTCGACCTATGCCAAGTATATGCTGCTGCCGTTAAACAAGCGGACTCTAAGAGTTAGTTTGGTTGAACCAAAGACAGAGTATAGATGGTATTCATCTCGCAAGTGTGGGCTGTTTAATATGTTCACATGCTGGGATGTTGAGCACATCGAGAATGATTTCGATTTTACCGTTGCAGAAGATAGAGCTAAGTTCTTTGCAATGGGCTTTGAATGTAAGGTGCGCAATAGGCCATGAGTAACGATGCTCCTAAGTGGTTGCAAGTAGCTTCTCAAGAGTTGGGTATATCTGAGGTTATCGGATTGGATAATAATAAGAGAATCCTTATGTATCATTCTGAGACTTCACTTAAGGCGCAATCTGATGAGATACCGTGGTGCTCTAGCTTTGTTAATTGGGTTATGAAGCAATGCCACATTAAAGGCACCAACTCTGCTGCTGCTAGATCATGGCTAAAGTGGGGTTATGAGTGCGCTCCTATTGATGGCTGTATCGTTGTAATGAAGCGCGGAAATAGTGAAACATCAGGGCATGTTGGTTTCCTTGTCGGATATGATGATACGTTTGTGCACTTATTAGGCGGTAATCAATCAAACAAGGTATGCATTCAAAAGTATCCTAAGCATGAAGTATTGGGTTACAGATGGCCGTTTAGGGTGGTAACTTAATGTTATGGCATACTCGCTTTCGACTAGAGCAAAGCAGTTATTAGATCGAGTAAACATTGAACCCAATCTGGTTCTATGTATTGATGGGTACTCTCGCTGTTTCGGTGTCGAGATCACTAAGGTCTATGTAAAAATAGGAATGCCTGGACTGACTATTGGCAGTGATTGGGTTATAGGTGGGGTTATCTCTGATGAGAATATCGTTGATTATATCTCACTCGATGGAACCACTACTAACATAACGCAGCAATTAGACTTAGATAAGAGTGGTGCTACTTCTACTCAGACAATTAAGGTTAGGCTTGTCGACTTCAACGGAGAGATTACATCATTAATTAGCCCAGGATTCGATTTAAACGACGTTCTCTATAAGAATGCCCAACTATACTTAGGATTCAAAGACGGCGCATTTCCGCAAGATTATGCCGATCTATTCATTGGTAAGATTCAAACAATCGAGAGCGGTTCTGGATTTGTCGAGTTAACTATTGCGCACCCTGACGAGCTTAAGAGGGCTGAGATATTCCCTAAGATTGAGACTACGCTTGTCACTCAGGCTGATTACTATAGCGCGGTTATCCAAGACTTAACTTATTATCAGGGTGGAAACTTATCTGGAGTTGCCGAGGTTCGTTATCTTCACTCTCCATTTACTGGAGATACAGCTACCGTATCTGTATCAGGAAATCTAATCACAGTATCAATCGACGCAGGAACTACGAAGGCAAAGACGATCAAGGCTGCTATCGAGAATCATATTCAGGCTTCAAAGATCGCATTACCACTTATAACTGGTAATCCTGAAGCGGCACAGGCTGCACAGGCTATCACTCCGTTAACAGTTGGTACTGAGATATTCGTTGATAATGTTGCTGGCTTCTTGCTTCCGTATGGAGACATATTCAAAACATATATACGAATCAATGATGAGATCATTCAATATACAGGTATTGATACTACTTTAAATAAATTTACTGGATGCACTCGTAGAGCTTTAAAATCATTCGGACAAACTCATGAGGTAGATGATGCTGTAACTTCTTACTACAAGCTAGGTGATGGAACGTCTACCAGCAATGCGATTGATCTAACTCTCATGCTGATGCTATCCGATGGCATTGGTTCAAACTATATCGACAATGTATCAGATTTGAAATTCTATAACTTTGGTACTCCTGAAAATTATACCAATGGTTTCTTGGTGACTGACGTTGATATGGTTAGACAATTTAATGTGAGAGCAGGAGATACTTGCACAATCTCAGGAGCTACTAACGGAGCAAATAACTTCACAGATCAAATCGTAGAAGATATTGAAGTGATCGACTTAGGAACAATCATCTATGTATCTGGTCAATCGTTTGTAGTTGAGCCCAATAGCCCAGCCGTTGCGTCGTTTAAATCTCAATACAATGTGCTTCCAGATGGCTGCGGATTCGTACCTAACCAGGTTGATATTGCGCGATTCAAACAGATTCAGAAAAGGTTTCCTTCATCAATCGCTAACTATGAGTTGTATTTGAAAGATACTGTTAAGCCTAAAGACTTAATCAATACTGATATATTTCTTCCGAGCGCATTGTACTCGATACCTAGACAAGGTAAGGCATCTGTTGGCATTAGTGCCCCACCATTGTACGAAGGTGGAACTAAGACGCTAGACTTAACTACAGTTAAGAATCCATCAAAGCTAAAGACTTCCAGATCTATAAATAAGTATTTCTATAACTCGATTGTTTATAAATACAACGAGGATTCTATCGACGATAGGATGCTATCTGGTGAGATCGTTTACTCGGCATCTTCACAGAACAGGATCGAGGCACCGAACAAACCTTATACCATCGTAGCTAAGGGAATCAGACCATCACCAGCAAACGATCAGTTGATTGTGCGCAACTCAAAGAGATTCCTACAGCGTTACCAATTCGCTGCTGAGACAATCCCAGTAGAGGTAGATTATAAGACTGGGTATTCTATTGAGGTTGGTGATTCTGTTGTATTCGGTGATCCGCTTCTACAAGTATCAGATACTGTTAACGGCACTAGGGATTATCAGCCTAGAGTATTCGAGGTAGTTAATAAAGAGTTCGACTGGAGAGGTGGGAAGATTCGACTTAACATTGTTGATACTAATTACAGCGCAGGGATTAGATATGGAGTTTGGGCACCATCATCTATCGTTGGTACTGGATCAACCCCTACTAAAATTAAAATTAATAACTCATTCGGATCTGAATCAGAAAAAGATAAATGGACTCCTTACATTGGTAAGACTATCAGGGTAAGAAATTCAGATTACTCAGTATCACAAAATGTTAAGCTCATTGCATTTGATGTGGTTGATGAAAATCTAATAATCGTCGAAACGCTAGGATTCACTCCAACTCCTGGAATGATTGTAGACGTTCCAAATTACCAGCAACTAAATGCAAACGCTGATGCATTCTATAAGGCGTTGCATCCGTTCTGGACTCCTACATTAGAGGTTACATCTGGAGTCAGTGCTACTCAGTTCAACGTATCATTAGGAGATGCAGCTAAGCTATTCAATGGCTGCACTATCCGCATTCATGATCCTGATTATACCGTTGATTCTTATGATAAGTTAATTAAAGTTAGTTCTATAGTTGGTACGCTTGTTACTTGCGACGATATAGGATTCACTCCATCAGCAGGGCAGAAAATTAATCTAGTAGGATTCGTATCAGATAATGGCGATCCGTATTCATGGGTGTAGGGAGACAATATGGCAGAAGTATCTGGGTTGATTGATAAGATTTTAGAAGAAGATGTAGAGACAGGAGCGGCTGCAAGCGAAGCAACTATGACAAAGTTCGCTGCGTCTTTGAATAAGACTGTTGATACTAACATGGTGTGCATTCACTTTGATATTCATGGGCCATATAACATCGTTGGAGTTCCTGATAACAAGGTCGATAAGTTCTATGTTGTTCCATTTGATTGCGAGATTGTAGCTTCTCATTTCTATACTGGTGAGTTACCTGGATCATCTGGCAATACTGAGATTGATGTCGTGAAGAAGCCGCTTGTAGGTTCTGAGACAAGCATATTCTCTACACGTCCTAAAATCCCTGCAAGCGCAGGAGCCGAGGCAGATATTATTCAGGAATACTTACCAGCATTGAGCACAATTAGACTTGCTACTGGTGGAACCATTGCTGCATTAGTTGGCACTACATTAAGCAAGTATGATGTATTGAAATTCAACTTAATTGATAAGCCAGTTGGAACGGTGGATAAGTGCGGATTTGTTCTGATTGTTAGACCAACATAGTGTTAGTTGCGTTATTATTCACCTTATTTCAGATGAAGGATCAGCACTGCAAGGACTATTGCCGATTGGCTGCTGGATACGATAGCGGACTGTATGTGGAGGTTTCTGGCAAGTGCTATTGCGCTGATGTGGCGAACGAAGAAGCCATGGGAGAAAAGAAAATTGTATTGCCAAGTAAGCCGAGAAGAAGAGAGCCAGGTGCCAGCTACGAGAAATCAGTAAAGCAAGATATTGTGCCATATAGTCTACCGTGGGAGTCTGAGTAAATATGCTCTAAACAGCATCATAGTACCTATTTAATATGTTCTTTACCACACTTCGCGCCCAGAATAGTATCCATTATTTCTAATCACCCACATTTGCCCAAATTGTGGTTCCATGCCTTCATTGTCATCCTCTAATTTCCACGGAGCAGGTATCGCCTTCCCAGCCAACTCCTGCACCTTCTTAACTTCTGATAGTTTCATACAAAGAACCTCGCAAACTCTTCATTTTTATAAGCCCCCTTGGTAATCTCAATAGCTTTCTTTACTGATAACTTTGCTGGTAGTTTCCTCTTCTCGCAAAAGTCACGGATACCAAAACTACATGCTCCAGTTATCGCATGATATGCCTCGATCATTTTACGTTGTGATACAACTGTATCTAATTTCCACTTCTTAAACTCGCTGGTATCATGATTTGAGAACTTATACTTTAGTCCTTCTTTAGCTTCCTTGATCGTCTTGCCATGGGAATATATTTCACCCTTCTTCACAACGTAAGAAATATCTAGCTTTCCAACAATCTGAACCTTCATCGTGATGATGGAACCGATATTCTTTGTAGACTTCAGCCATGATAGAATGCCATCTGCTTTTATTAAGCCTTGCTTTTTGAAAGCTAATGCTAGTTTCTTAGAACATATTACGGATGCTTTTGTTTGTTTGTATTTTGCCTTAGGTGCATCCAGCTTCGCATTGGAATGGATGTAAAGGTCTCCACCCACGGTAG